TGGATTATCATTGCCGAGCGCGTGCCTGTGGACAGCGTGCGTAAACAGGCGAAGGAAAATGGGATAAACGAAGCGGATATCCGTATGATCGTATCCGATGAAGCGGACGAAACGCAGTTAGGCGTTACGAGTGCCGACGAGGTGCAGACGGACAACGGGAAATGCACAAGCCTGTTGTTCATGCGCAAGACAACAGATGGCATGGAGTTCTGCCGTTCAACGGAGACCGTTATTTACCGGCCCATGGAGAAAATCAACGGTTTGGACGTTTACCCGGTGTGCGGCATGCGCTGGGAAGAAAAAATGGGCAGCGCCCGGGGCGTGGGCGTTGTGGAAACACTGATTCCGAACCAGATCGAGGTGAACCGCACGCTGGCGCGGCGGGCCATCTGCGTGAAGCGGTACAGTTTTCCCACGGTGGTGTATGACCAGGATAAGCTGCTGCAGCCGGAGAGCCTGGGCACAGTGGGGGCGAGCATCGGCGTGAAAAACCTGAACGCGAACCCGATTGGCAGCTTTGTGCAGTATCTGAACCCCGCGCCCATCAGCGGCGATGCTGCGAATTTACAGGCCGAGCTTGTGGGCACGAGCCGGGAGCTTGAAGGAGCGAGTGAATCAGCCACTGGACAGGTAGACCCGACCAAGACCAGTGGAGAGGCCATCAAGGCGGCCCGCGACCAGAGCGCCATGAACCTGAACGAACAGAGCGCGGCATATAAGCAGTTCGTGGAAGACCTGGCGATGATCTGGTACAAGCTGTGGGTAGCGTATTCTGTACAAGGATTGAAACTGGACAACGGCGTTTTGATTTCGAACGCTGACCTTCAAAATCTGGACATTGATATCAAAATCGACATTTCGCCCATCGACCCGTACAGCGTGCTTTCCCGCGAACTTTCGCTGGAAAACGCGCTGGCGCAGCAGCATATCACATTTGAGGAATACGTGGAGGCGCTGGACGACAATTCCGGCGTGCCGAAGGACAAGTTCCAGGCCATTTTGGACAGGCGCGCACAGGCGCAGCAGGAGGCCGCTCAGGCGATGCTTGCTATGGGCGTGCCGAATGGTATGCCCAGCACGGGAATGGGCGCACAGGGAGTTGCAACCGCATCTCCTGTAATGACGGCAGGAGAGGGGATGATGCAAAATGCTATGCCCATTGTGTAAAACGGAGATGCGCATTTCCGGCAGCCGAACAAAAGCCGAGGGCGACAACAGCCCGGACACCGCTACCAAAGTATACATAGAGCAGGACCTTACCTGCACGAACGCGCAATGTGCGAACCACGGTAAAATCGTGGAGCAGCGACGGGCGTATCTAATCGGAGGCGAGCCGGGCGAATAGCCCGCGCTTCAAATAATTCGCAGGCAACGCGGAAAAATCCAATCGCTTTCCAAGCGTAAAAAGGAGAAAAATGGACGAGAACATGAACACTACAGAAGCGCAGGTACAGGAAAGCGCCGTGCCTGACGCAGAAGCCGTTGCCGCAGAAGAAAACGCAGCGGCATCCAAGCCTGAAACTTCGGTGGAGAATGAAACAGGCGCAAACGAGGCTGAACCCGCCAAACAGCCGCAATCTCCGGAAGAAAACGCAAGGTTTGCCGCCATGCGCCGCCAGCAGGAGGCACAGCAGCGGGAAGAACAGATTTTCCACGAACTCGTAGGAGACGCGGTCAACCCGAATACCGGAAAGCCGTTTGCATCCAAGGCGGAATTTGTGGCATGGCGTGATGAAATGGCAACACGCCAGCGCGCACAGGCTGCGCAGATGGAGCCGGAGGCTTTCAAGCAGTTTGAAGCGCAGCTTCGTGAGCAGATTAAAGCCACAGACCCGGAGATTCGGGCGCAGGCAGAAGAATTGCAGCGACATCGGCAACGGGAAGCACAGGAGCAGTTTTCAAATGATCTGAAAGCCATCCGAAAAGCATACCCGGACGAGAAAGCCAAAAGCGTGGACGAGCTGGGCGTTGAATTTTTGAAGCTGTGCGCGAGCGGCATCAAACCGCTTGTGGCCTATGAGGCCATCCGGGCCGAAAAAGCGCGCAGCACGCCGAACCCGCCCAGTATGGGAGATGTAAAGCCGACATCTTCCGGAGAAAAAGAGTTCTTCACGCGCGAAGAAGTGGCAGCGATGGACCAGGCGACGGTAAGCAAAAATTACGAAAAAATCAGAAAATCCATGGGAACATGGAAGTAAAGGAGGAGTTTTAAACTATGGCATATCAGAATTTTATTCCCACCGTATGGGCGGAGGCGATCAACCGGGAGCTGGAAAAAGCGCTCGTATATGCAGAGGGCTGCAACCGCCAGTATGAGGGCGAAGTAAAGGCGATGGGAGACACGGTACGCATCCTTGGAGTGGGAAAGCCCACCATCACCACAACCACTGACAAGGCGATCACACTGAGCGACCCTGAAAACGTGGATGACACCAGCGTGACACTTGCCATCAGACAGATCAGCTATTTCAACTACAAGGTAGACGATATCGACAAGCGGCAGGCTGTGGGCGGCGTGATGGAGGCGCTGAACAAGGAGGCGACTTACGGCCTTGCGGACGAGATGGACAAGCACATTGCCGGCATGGCGGCAACGCGCGAGGCGGTGAAGTACGCGTCCAGCGCAACATCTATCACCAAAAGCAACGTGCTGGAGGAGATCGACAAGGCGCTGGAAAAGCTGTACGGCAACAACGTGAAGCCCAACGGCAAAATCATGATGGAGGTGCCGCCCTGGTTCTACATGCGCCTGAAGCAGGCATATACGGCGCTGGACACCGACAACAGCAAAATGCTGGAGAACGGCCGCGTGGGCAAGTACGGCAACGTTATTGTAAAGATGAGCAACAACGTCGACGTGGATTCCAGCGCAAACAGCCTTATTACGGTGCACACGGACAAGGCAGTGGCGTTTGTGAACCCGATGACGCACGTGGAAGCGTACCGCCCGGAGAAGGGCTTCTCCGACGCGGTGAAGGGCTTTGTGCTGTATCAGGCGAAAATCGTGCGGCCCAAGGAGCTTGTGGTGCTGAACTGCAAGGCCGGGGTTTAATGGAAAGGAGTTTTGAAACATGGCTGCAACTGCAATTGCTTTGACAAAAATCCCCTTGAACGGCGGGGTGGAGCTGCCCGCTGCGGCTGCCCTGGACGGCACGGCCGGGGCGGAGATTCAGTTTGATGAACAGGATACAAAAATCGTGATCCTGATTGAAAACAGCGGCTCCAGCGCCGGGGACGTAACATTCAAAGCCGGAAATGGCATTCAGGGCGTCGCGGACCTTGTGGTGAACGTGGCGAACGGCAAGACCAAGGCCGTGGTGCTGGAATCCGGCGCGTTTAAAAAGGCGGGCAAGGTCATTGTTACAGGCGAGGCGACCATGAAGGCGGCGGCATTGCTGCTTCCTTAAATGGGCCGGGGTTTTGGCCGCGGGGCCACGGCAAGCGGAGCTTGACGGGGTAGGCCGAAATATTTGCGGAGCAAATAACCGGCCGCGCGGTTTCGCGGAGCGAAATGGAGGCCGATTTAAGGCCGACAAGCGCCGTGAGGGGGCGAAAGCCCCCTTTTGACACGAGAATGGAACATGCGGGTTCGATTCCTGCGCTCGTGAATTGGAGGCGACAATAAACATGATGTTGGGCGATGCAAAGAGTGAAGTTTTAAAGCTGCTGGACGAAACAAAGCCGAAGGTTGATTTGACGGGGAAACTGGACCGTTTTTTTGACATGGGACAGAAAGAGGTAGCGTTGTATTACCCCATCTGGCGTGAAAAAATGTACACAGCGGAAGATGAAAAAACGCTGCCGCAGGACTGCTATAAGCCGCGCTACGTGATCGTAGACGGCATTGCACATCCATACACAAAATATTCGCAGCTGCCGGATGCGTTTACGCTGCGCTATGAGGCATACCCGGCGGACATTCCGGACAATGCGCCGGATGAAACGGAGTTTGATTTGCCGGATGAAGCAGTGTTGGCCGTGATTTTATTTGTCGCGGCGCAGACGCAGAGCATGGAATACGACCAGCGGTTTTTCCAGAGCTTTTACGCGCAGTATCAGGGCAAGCTTTCAAACCTTTCCGGCATGACAGATGGACCAACTGCGGTTGTAATGGGTGGCTGCAATGTTTAAACAGACAAATATGCCGCGCGCGTCGGCTCCCACGCTGTCCCAGGTGAAAATTGATACCTTTTTAGGCGCGGACCTGACGAACAGCCCGGCCAACGCGGACGAAAACCGCTCGCCCGACTGCGAGAACATGATCCGCGACGTGCCCGGGAAGGTGCGCAAGCGCATGGGATGGCAGGTGAAGCGGACGCTGGACGGGCGAATCAACGGATATCACGCGCTGATGGGACACGACCCGCTGGTACACGCGGGCACAAAGCTGTACAAGGGCGATTCCGTGGTGTATTCCGACGCAAACGACGCGCGCAGCCGCTCGTGGGAATTTGGCGAAAAACTGTACATCGCGGACGGAAAGGCGCTGCTGTGCTACGACGGCACGGCCGTGACGCGGGTGGACGCGGACGCATACATCCCCACGCTGACCATCGCGCGCGCGCCGAACGGCGGCGGGGAGGAATACGAAAACGCCAATTTGATCTGCCCGAAATACCGGGAGCAGTTCCTCGGGACAGAAAATGATAAGGTGTATCAAATGTCCCTTGTGCCGCTGGACAGTACGCCCGTGGAGGTAGAGCTGTTACAGGCGGACGGAAGCTGGAAGCCGATGGCGGAAAACAGCGGCTTTACTGTAAACCGCACGGCAGGCACGGTCACGTTCACCACCGCGCCGGGCGTATCCCCGGTGGCGGGGCAGGACAATGTGAAAATCACCGCATCACACACGGTTGAGGGCTATGCGGACCGCATCAACAAATGCCGCATCGGCATCCAGTTCGGCGTGAACGGCGCGACGGA